GTGACGTAGGTCGCCTGGGTGTCCGTGAAGATGAACTCGTTGAGCGACTTGCCCTGGCGCTGGATGTAGACCGAGCCGGACTCGAGGGTCAGCACCCTGGTGCCAGGCTTGATGCCGTTCCTGCTGACGTTCTTGAATGTGAAGGTCAGCGGGGTGATCGGGTCGCTATCTCGCTGAGGGACGAAGAACTCGCCGCCCGTGGTGAAGACCTGGAAGTCACGCGAGCTGATGATGTCGGTGATGACGTTCAGCTCGTTGGTGTCCAGCGTGGCCTCGACCGCATCGTCGTCCAGGGACTCGGTCGGCACGAACTCAAAGAACAGGCCGATCTTGCTGCCCCAGATGGTGGACGGGCGCGACTTGGAGCCGCCGAAATACAGCCGGCCCTCATGGAAGGTGACCGACCGCGGCCAACCCTTGGTGCTGCTCCACACATCCTCGTAGCCATGTTCCAGCTCCCAGCGGCCCGCGTCGATTGCTGCGGTGCTGAAGAACGGGTATTCGGTGATGGCCTCGACCACCGTGGCCGACACATACCGCACGATGCGGGCGCGGCCCTGGGGCGTGGCGTTGACGTACTGGTTGACCGCCTCGGTCGTCCAGCTTGTGATGCTGTAGGTGCTGGTGTTGTCTGGCGTGGTCGTCCAGGCCCGGTCAACGGTGGCCACCTTGGTGGAGCCGACGTAGTCCTCGATGATGCGGATCTGGCCAGCGCCTGTGCCGCCTGTGATGGTTATGTACAGGCCGTTGTAGTAGTCGTCCGTACCGCTGGATGATCCCTTCAGCGTGATGGTGGTGCTGGTTCCAGCCTGGGCCGTGCCGGTGTCGTGCTTGGAGCTGGTGGTGGTCAGCGTGATGTTGCCGCTCACCGCAGACGGGGTCAGCGACTCCGAGTTGTTCGTGTGCGTGTCCAGGTTGAAAGCGTACTTCGGCACGCTGTCGAAGGTGATGGTGGTGGCCGTCCAGGTGGCATCGCTGCCGCCGCGCACGATCTTGACCGGCTGCAGGTCGGGATGCACCACGATCAGGGTGTCAGCCGACTGCGTCCAGCACATATCGTCCACCATGTCGCTGGTGATGCTGGTGGTCAGGTAGTTGTTGGCCCCGCCGTTGATGGCCGTGACCACAGCCCCGTTCTTGATGACGTACATACGCTGGTGCGTGAAGCACAGCATATAGCTGTCGGACACAGAGAACTGGAATGGCACCAGGCGCACGCCGTTGGCCGCGCTTGGCGTGCTGCTGTTGGGCAGCTCCAGAACGTGCTTTGTGCCTGGCCGGCGGCGCAGGCCACCTTGGGGCTGGATCAAGACGTTCGTGGCCTTGGCCAGGGCGTTGTTGTACTGCTCCAGATCGACACGCGCCCGCATCAACGGGTCAAGCTCGCCCGTGCTGAAGTTGGTCTGCAGGTCAACGAATCGGGACATCAGTACCTCGCCGTGATCAGGGTGTAGTCGTCGATCACCTTGACCGCGTTGTTGGCACCGTCGATCTGCGTGGCCTGCCTGAAGTGGCCACCGCGGCCATTCTCGTTGACCTCGCCCAGTGCCATGCGCCGCCAGAAGCCAGCCTTCTCTGCTTGCTCTGTGATCGGCTCGGCAATGTGCCAGGCCACCTGGTACTTGAGCAGCTGCACGAAGTACTGCGGCATGGCGTACTCGGGGGTGCTGTACTGGTAGTCGATGAAGACAGACTCCAGATTGGTCAGCAGCTGGTCGCCCTGGATCTCCCACTCCTTGCGCGGCGTGGCACCCACGGCAGCCGAGTCATACACAGCACGCGGGCCACCAAGGCGGTCGCCGGGCAGCTGGTAGGCGTACTTCCAGACGCTGTTGGGCGTGGTCACCAGCCGGGACAGCTGGATCTTCTTCATGCTGAAGCTCCACGGATACATCATCAACGTGGAGTCACGAATGTCGGGGTAGAGGCGGTCGCAGACGCTGGATTCGTCGGTGCCGTCATTGAAGGATGAGATGGCCTTGGCACCCAGCAGAAGCAGGGCGTCAGAGCAGATCGTTATCCCGGTATCTCCAGCAGCCATGTGTACCTCTCAATGTGAGAAGGGCCAGCCTCCGATTGCTCAGGGGCTGGCCCGCTTGCGCCGACTGCGATTAATCGCTGTCGGTGTTGGACAGCGTGGTGCCGTCCGTTACGTCAACCACGCCGGAAGCGTTGGAGACAACGTAGACCAGGGTGACCACGGCGGTAGTGCCGGTGGAGGTCACGCAATGGATAACGTCGCCCACTTCCAGGGTGTTGGCCAGAGCGTTGAAGTAGCCGCTGGTGTTGACATCAGCAATGGCGTCGGTGGTCTTGTAACCATACATCGACGGGGCATTGCCGCGCTTGGATGCGCTGTACGCGGTGAAGCCGTCAGCAGAGTAAGCCATGTTTCAGACCCTCCTATTAAGCGGCAGCCGCGGTGTCGCGGGCCGTGATCTTGACGATACCCTCGGCGTCGATCGCCACAGCACCGGCAGAGAACAGGGCGTTGACAAGCCAGCTGGTCTTCTCGGGGATGTAGTTGATCTCGGTGCGAGGAGCGATGCCTTCGGCGTAGCCAATCGCTTGGCTGTGGAAGGCGTACAGGGTACGGTCGGAAGAACCGTCGATGGGCAGGCCACCTTCAGCGCGATCACCCAGCACATGGAACTGGAAGCCCATGAATGCGTTGATCTCGCCCTGAACCAGCGCCTTGACCGTGTTGAAGTCAGAGCTGGTCACCGAGGTCTGCTCCAGCATCGCAGCCAGGGAGTTGGCGTGGATGATGATGTGGCGGCCATCAGCCGGAACGTTTTTGGCGTTCAGGATCTTGGCAGCCTCGCGCAGCTTGGCGATGTTCATGTTGGTGTTTGCGCCGCCGATGGAGTTGGCGACGGTGCCGGTGCCGGAGGCAGCAGACAGCGCATCGAGGATCAGCTGATCCTGGCGACGGCCAATTGCTGCACCGACCACTTGGGCCAGCTCGCTACGCTCATCGAAGTTGACCTTCTGCTGGCTGAAGATGTCGCTGTACTCAGCGGCATTCCAATCGCCCAGCGTGCAGGTCACGGTGCTGAACCCGACGTTCATCGGGGTCACATCGGTCTGGGTCACGCGGGCAGTAGCCACGCCTTTGCCGACCTTGGGGAACTTAACGGTGGAGCCTTCGACACCCCGACGCTGACGCACAGCGCCCACCAGCATTGCTTTGCCCTGGTAAGCCTGTTTGACCTCTGCGTCGAAGAGCGTGACAAAGGCGTTCGACAGAGAAACGCTCATTTGATTACCTCATTCGGTTGTTGGACAGGGTTTTGCGCGTCGGTGAGCCGGAGATCCGGGCCTGTGCTTGCTGCTTGCGGCAGCCACTCGTCAGCATCTCGCTGCGGTCAGGGTCACCTTGCGATGGGCCTTGCCTCCATTGTAGGAGGAAATTGCACTTGTCAATAGGGGGCGTTGGACTTTGTACAAAAAAGCCCCGGCGCGAGGCCGGGGCAAGTGGCAACGGCAGGATTGCCGCAACCTTGGAGACTCAGTTCCCGATGACTTGGTGGAACAGGCGCTCGACTTTCTGACGGTAGGCAGGATCCGTCTTGTACTTCGGATCATTAACCATTTGGTACAAGTCGTCCTTTGACGGTGCGCCGTCCACGGGCACCGACTCGATGGGCACGCGGCCCTCGTAGGCCTCGCGGATCTTGACCAGGGCCTGCAGACCGCGGGCGGTGCCGCCCATGATCTTGAACTCCTCAAAGTCCTCCTTGGCCCAGACGCCCTTGTTGACCAGGCCCCTGGCCCAATCGACCATGCCGTTGATGACGGCGCTGGCGTTGGGGCCGAGCTTGGCCATCTCGGCCTTGGGATCGACCATGTCGCCGGCCATGATCTCCTGAGCATTGGTCTGCAGGCGATCTACCAGGTCATCGAACTGCGCCTGGTTCAGGCCGTTTTCCTTCGCCCAGCCCACGATGGTGTTTGCCATCGGGTTGTCGGCGGCGTTCTCACCGAACTTGCTGGTGTCGTACTTGCCGTCAGCCGGCGCGTTGTGTGCGCCCTTGCTGATCTTGCCGCGCAGGTCGCGCCAGGACTTGGCCAGGCTCTCGTAGTCGGGCTTGCCGTCCTTGACGAAGTTCTCCGGCAGCCACTCGGGCGGGGCCTCCGGGGCGGCAGCCGGAGCTGCAGCTGCAGGGTCTGCAGCCTTGTGGGGGATCTCCGCTTTCTGCGGTTCTGCGGGGGTGTTGGGGTCTTCGACGGTGACCGAGTCCAATAGGCCGGTGTCGCCACCGGGTTGGTCGTTGGTGTCTGCCATTGGGTTAGAGCTTCCTTGCTTGGTTGATCCGCGCTATTAAGTCCCGCACCACGTTCCTCTGCCCTTCGGCAAAGAAGGCATGGGAGGGATCAGCGCCCGGCACGGCAACGGGCACATCCACATACATCTCGCGCAGCCACTCAAGCAGCTTCTGGCCATCCTCGGTGCCGAACACGCGCAGACACAGGCGCATCAGGTCTTCACGCTTTTGCGTGGCCTCGCGCCTGTCCTCGGTCTGGTCGGCGTTGTCCAGGTCGTCCCAGCCGCTCATGCAGGCATCTCCTCAGCCATCGGGGGCTGCATAGGCGCACCGCCGGCCTGGGCCTGCATGGCCATGGCCTGAGCCATGACCTGCGCTTGCTGAGACTTCTGGGCCTCTTCCAGGATGACGGCCCGCTCCTCGCGGGTGTTGCGGACGGCCATGGGCACGCCGAGCTTCTCGCCCAGGTAGTCGGGCAGGGCGTCGGTCTTGAGGGCCACAGCGCCGTCTGCGCCGAATGTCTGCATGATCTGGGCGTACTGCAGGATGGCCTGCACCTCGTCCATGGATTGGGCCTGGGCCAGCGGTGCCTCGGGCACCACCTTGACCTCCAGACCGTTGACCCGCAGCGGCATATCAATCAGGCCGCGCTCGTCCATGACCTCCAGGATCTTGGACACCAGCGGGATCATCGTCTCGTTGATCAGGCGACCAAAGGCGCTGCCCAGGTTCTGGGACAGCTCCTTCATGCGCTCCACGATCTCGGTGGCCGAGCGGGCGCTCATGTTGTCTGGCGGCAACGATTCATCCAGCAGGATGCGCTTGACGTTCTGGCGCAGGTCGTTGATGACCAGCTGGCTGACGTTGAAGTCGCCGGAGCGGGGCAGGGCGGCCAGGGCCGGGCCTTGCGGGCCGCCGTTGCGGGCCACAGGGATGATTGCGCCGGGGGCCAGCTTGACGGTGTTGGGGTTCAGCACCCCGTCGTCGGCAGCGGTGTAGACCCCGGAGACAGCCAGGCTGGCGTTCTTGAGCAGCAGCTCGATGGTCTTGTTGAGGGTCTTGATGTCCGGCAGGGCGGTGAGCAGCGGGCCGCGGCCATAGATCTCGCCGGCCACCTTCATGTAGCGGCTGACCACCCAGGGGCTGGACTTGCGGCGGCGGTAGACCAGCTCCTCTTTGCCCTGCTTGTAGATAACGTGGTAGCAGTAGTCGCCACGCTTGGCGTCATAGATGGTGGCCTCCAGCAGCTCCACATCCTCGGTGGGCTTGTCCTCGATCAGGCGCTTGAGCTGGCCCTCGATCTTGGCATCTGGCCATTGGCGCTGGATGGACTCGGCCTTCATGCGGATCTTGCGGTAGACGTTGTCCACTTGGCCGTTCGCGCCCTCCTCATAGGTGACCAGGAACAGGGGCACCGGGATGAAGTTGATGGGGCTGACATCGTCGCCGGGCTGCACCATCATGCAGGCGGTACCCACGGCCAGGTCGAGCAGGAACTCGCCCATAGCGATGTCCAGGTTGGACTGCCGCAGGACGGTGAACATCTTGTCGTTGTAGGCCTCCAGCACGGCTTTGGCGGTGCCGCGGCGGTCGGCGGGGATGTCGCTGCCGGCATCCAGGCGGCACCACTTGCGCTGCGGCGGGAACACCGCGGACTGCAGCCGGTTGGCGAACCGCTGGGTGGAGTTGATGGCCGTCGAGTCGAAGACCCGGGTCATCTTGTTCTTGCCGGTGTAGTTGCCCTCCCAGACCCCGTACAGCTGGCGCTGGGGCAGGGCGAACTCGTAGGCATCCATGTACAGCGCCTGGAACTCGTCCTTCTTCTTCTGGGCGATGTCCTGGCGCTTGATGATCTGCTCGGGGGTCAGGCGCATCCCGCCGGTTTTGTCTTTGTATTCCATGATGCAATCAGTCCTTTTCGGCTTTGTACTTGGCCAGCAGGTTGCGGCCCTTGGCGGCCAGGCGTGCAGCAGCTGCAGCTGTGCGAGGGGCAGGCTCGCCCCAGGCACGCGCTGCCAGCGCCAGGCGCGTCGGCTCCCCGTTGTCCTTGACCAGCGGCCCGCTCGGGTCGGTGTAGAAGCGGGTCAGGAATGAACCCTTGCGGCGGGCACGATCACCCGACGGGGTTGACTCCTTCACGCCGGGCTGCAGGTTCTTGCTCTCGCCCGTGCGCTCGTAGTGGCGGCGGCCAGCCTCGGTCAGGCCACCCTCGGGGTCTTTCAGCCTGCTCACTTCTTGGCCTTGGCTGCCGCCATGTTGTCGATCAGGTTGGGGTAGGGGCGACCGGCCTTCTGCGCCCGGCGCATTGCCATGCGCTTCTGCGCGTCTGACAGCTCGCGGGGTTTGCCCAGATCCTTGGGCCGGGGCTTTTCCCAGACTTCCTTGGCGTCCATCAGTCGTCCTCCTCTTTGAGCAGGTAGGCCGCCAGCAGCTTGCGCTCCATGCGGGTGAGCATCATGTTCTTCTGCAGCTTTCTGCCCAGGGCCACCTTCTGCTCGTCTTCAAGCTCAGGCTTTTCCATCGGCTTGTCTTTGCCGTTCTTCTTGATCTCGATCTCGATCTTCATGCTGTGGCCTCCTTCATCAGGCCGCCCTTGCGCTTGGCGCGGTAGCGGCGTTGCTCAGACAGAGCGATGGCGATGGCCTGCTTTGGGTTCTTGACCACGGGGCCGCCTTTGCCGGAGTGCAGGGTGCCCTCCTTGTACTCGCGCATGACCTTCTGCACCTTGTCCATCACGCACCTCCCAACATCGTGCGGCTGCTGCGGCGCGTGGCCTGTAGGCGTGCGGCGCGGCGCTCACCCACCTCGCGCTGCATGGTCTGACCCAGCTGGCTGCGCTTGGCCTCAAACTGTTCGCCGCCCTGGAACTGCTCGACCTGCGGGGCCATCGGCACATCAGGCGCGGTCGGCGCTTTCTCGGTGAAGGTCGGAATCTCTTTCGGCTCGTAGTAGGTGAACTTCTCGGTCTTGGTCTTGCCGTACCAGGTCTTGTATTTGGTTTCGCCTTCTTTCTCGACCACGGGATCCTTCTCAAGCTCTGCCAGCTGCTGGCGGTAGGCCTCCAGCTTGGCGTTGTAGTCGGACAGAGCGCCCTGGTACTGAGGGTTGGCCACCTCCTGGTACTGCTTCATGGCCGCTTCAAACGGGGCCATCTGCTCGGTCACGCGGCCCTGGTATTCCCTGAAGCTCTTGGCGTAGTCATCGGTGAGAGCTGAGAGCTGTTGCTTGTACTCGCCAGCCAAGCGGTCGATGCCGCCCATGCGGCGCGACAGGCGGGCGAGGTTTGCTTGGGTTGGACGGAAGGTGGCCATTACTGCAACATCCCCGAGGAGCCGCCCAGGTTCATGCCCAGGCCCAGCTCGGCGTCCATGCGCTCACCAGACAGCAGCGAGCGGCGGCCACCGCGGGTGCGGGCACGCAGGGCAGAGGCCTCAGCGGCTGCAGCCTTGCGGCGCTCCTCATCGGCAGCGGCCTGGACTTCGCGGGCCTTCTGTTCCATCGCCAGCTTGTTGTCGCGGTAGGTTTGTGCGGACAACTCAAACTGCTGGCGGGCTGTGTCGGCCTGCTGCTGCAGGGACGTAGCCTGCTGGGCATAGGCGCTGGTCTGACGCGACACCTCATCGCGCATCTTGGCCGCGTCTTCTGCCTGTTGCTGCAGCGCCTTGCGCTGGTCGTCAGACGCCTTCTGGCGGCTGCGGTTTGCCTGGTAGGCGTTGACTACGCCCGTGGCAACGATTGCTGCTGAAATCCATCCAGACATTTAGCTTCTCCTTGCGCTATCAGCGCCAATTCATCCAACCTGCGCTTGTCACCCATGCCGCATGACGGCACCTCGTACAGGCGATCCTCTAGCTTGTCGATGTCCCTGCAGTTGTCCGGGTTCGCATAGATGTCAGTCCAGACCACCTCATGCTCAAACACCCGGCCTGCCCGCTGAAACCCGGCAGCCACATCAAACTCGCACGGCCCCTCAAGCACTCGCACACCATCGTCGGTGTTGACCGCAATGACGCCACGCTCAAGCCGCACCCTGTAGGCCGTCTTGTGCGCCGCCCCTGTCAGCACCGTCCAGGGAGGGATCACAATCGTGCGTTCATAGACCCCCGGCAGGAACTTGTGCAGCGTCACAATGTCAGCCTGCTCCATCTGCAGCAGCTGGTCTTGCAGCGCCACCACCCGCTCACGCATCTGTACAGGCGTCAGCTGGTTGTCGCTTTCAAATACCTGCAGGGCGTCCATGTTCCAGTAGATTCTATTGGGGTCTGTACAGGATGCAAGCGAAGCGATGGCGCGGCGCTATCACCCAGAGAAGACATCGAAGTCCTGCTTCATGATGACGGTCTGGTTCATGGGCCTGCCGCCCAGGCTGGGGGTGCGGGTCATGCGGTTGTACTCGCCGCCGCCGAGCATCAGGTAGCCGAAGGAGTCGCCAATGTGCGAATGCTCGTTCTTGTTGGGCGCATCCCTGAATCGCTCCTGGCCAGAACCGACAGACACGCGCTTAAAATGGTAGCCGCCGCCCAGGGCCTTGCGGAGGAGCTTGCATTGCCTGTTGACGATCAGCCCTGGCTTGCCGGCGATCAGGCGCTGCATAGGGGCTGCCGCGGCTTCCCGGCGCACCTTGAAGTCGTTGCTGGCCGTCGGCTGCGCCCGTAGCCCCAGGGTTCGCAAGAAGTCGAAGCTGGTGACCTCGTAGATCGCATCCCTGGCCATGCCGGCGGGGTCACCCCACAGCAGCACCTGGTGGTTGGGGTAGTGCTGGTTGAGCAGGGCCAGCAGCTCCAGGCCGAACCGCTCCAGGCCCATGTCGAAGGTGACGATCTCCTTGTGGATCAGCCAGCGGCCATTGGGCAGGCGCTGGCCGATGGTGGCCGCGGGCGTCAGGCCGAAGTCCAGGCCGATCTGGATCGGCACGGTCGGATCCACTTCGGTGTCGCCGGACATGGTGCTGTCCTCGTACTCTGGCCAGACGGGCCGGCCTTCCTGGACGTAGGTGTACAGGCCCCCTGCATAGCAGCGGATCCAGTCGAGGTTCTTGCCCAGCAGCATCTGCGGGTAGTAGCCGCCAGGCAGGTTGTTGATGTTCTCGGCCTTGGGGTTGACCTTCCACCACTTGCCCGCTGAGAACACATGATCGTTGGCCTCGGGGTTGTCCGGCAGGGTGTCGGGGTCTGCCTCCATCACGCCGCCTGGCTGCTTCCAGAACTTCCAGGCATAGGGGCCGGACATCTTTTCCTTCTCGGCCATGTTGTGCCACCAATGGTCATCGTCCATCGGGTTGGTGTCCATCCAGATGCCGTGCCAGGTAGCGCCGCCGTCGCGCTTGGTCGGGTAGCGTCCGACCCGGTGCGTCAGGCCGTCGATCACCGCCTTGGGTAGCTCGCGGGCCTCGTTGACCCAGGCCCCGGTCAGCTCCAGGGACAGGAGCTTGCGGACATCCTTGGGCTGGTCGAGGGCCAGGAAGATGACCTCGCAGTCGATGCCTGCGGCACCGTCGCGGGCCGGCAGCCGGATGTGGTGGGTGATCGGTGGCGTCCACAGCATGGGGCCGAAGGTGGACTCAGGGAACAGATCCAGCCAGGTCTTGATGGTGGTGGTCTTCAGCATGGGGTAGCTGTTCCTGACCACCGCCCAGCGGCTGTAGCGGATGTTGTCGATGGGGCTGGGCTTTTGCTGCACGGCCTTGATGAAGATCTTGGACGCGCACCCGTAGGACTTGCCCGACCCAACCGGCCCCATGATGCCCTGCACGAAGGCGTTGGACTGGATGAAGTCGTAGATGACCGGGGACTTGCTGAAGTCCAGGCGCAGGCCAGACATGGCCACGGCCTTGTCACTTTGTTCTTTTGTTCTTGCCATCGCTGGTGACCGCTTTCATAAAAACGTGGAAGTGCTTGGGGTCGAGCTTCATCGGGTGCTGCTTGTTCGACAAGCCATGCACGGTGGCCACATCCACCCCGGTGGCCCGCTTGGCATTGACCACCGCGCTGGAGTGCGCGGAGGAGCTTTGGGACTTGTTCAGGTCAGACCAATCAATCAGCCTGGGCCGGTCAGGATCTCGCCAATGAAAGGCGCTCAGGGGCGAGCAGCTGCAGCGGTACTTCATCGGTTGGGACAGTCCCGGCCCTGGCGGCAATTGCCGGAGCAGGGCGGGCAGATGTTCTGCATGGACAGCAGCGTGGTGGCCTTCTCGCGCACCTCGCGGGTGACCGCATGGCCCAGGTCTTCAGGATCGAGCAGCCGCAGCAGGAAAGACCGCAGGGCCACGTTGTGCGCTGTGATCCGCTCGGCAGCGGCGCGTAGGGTTTCAATGTCATTCATGCGATACCTCCGGCGGCGGGGCCACCACGTTCACATCAATCACGCTGGGCTTCTCCGAGCCATCGTCAGGGTTGTCCAGCAGACCGCTCGCCTTGGCCAGCAGACGCAGAACCCCCACCTTGTCGTACAGCTCGATCTCCAGCGTGCTGTTGCCTTCCTTGTCCACGCGGGTGCGGATGGTCTTGATCGCCTGCAGCGCGTGTTCAGGAATGTCCGATGCAGCCTTGACCCTGACCTGGCCAGACTCGTCCCAGGTCATGATGTCGGTGATCTTCGTGTTGGCCATGCACAGCAGCGCATAGGCCACAGCCTCACGGTTGGCCATGATGGTGCTGCTGCGCTCCAGCCGACGCTGGACGCTCCTGACCCCGCCCCAGTTCTTCAGGGACGGGATCTGCTCGGACACGCGAGACTTAGGCCGGGCCATCAGAACGGGATGTCAGAGTCATCAGCAGGCTGCGGCTGATACCCGTTGCCCTTGGCCTCGTTGTGCGAGTCCATCGGCCTGGCAGCACCCTGGATCTGGTTGCCCACCTTCACCGCCAGCCAGGTGTCCCCAGCCTTGGTCTTCTTCGGCGTGATGTCCAGCCAATGCAGCGAACCATCGGGCAGCATCACCTTGCCCTTGTAGGCAGGGTGCCAATCCTCGGTCTTCTTGTCGTTCTTGAAAGCAGACCCTTGACCAGGGCGCATCTCGTAGTTAGTGGCCATTTACGTTCTCCTTAAAAAAGATTGTCGTCGAAAAGGTGAGAAAAAATTGAGGGTGGCCCCCGCCTAGCGATGCCGGGGGTAGGGGGGCAAAGGGCGCCTTCCTCACGCGTGCGTTGACGTGCGCGTTATCGCGCAGGCGCGTACCGGCGCATATGGCTGGCCTCGGCTCCCCAGGGACACGCTGCCCCCTCCCCCTGGTTCTGGACACGCCAGGCACCCCCCCCTGCCTTGTACAGAACCCATACGTTCGTCTGGGTTTGCGACACAGGGCCTACAAGGCGCTGGAGGCTTGAGCTGGTACCCATGCCTAGCCCAGCCCCTGATCGGCGCTCCTGCGGGCTTCCAGGGGCCTTGCCGGGCATCATTGGATCCGGCCAGCATCTGCCAGGGCGATCACCTCAGCTGCCAGGCGGGCAGGGTTGGGCGCGATGCCCTCGGCCTGGTAGGTGTCGAGCAGCAGCTGCAGCGCCTGGCTGGCCTCGGTGTCGGCCACGCCTGCGGCTGCGATCTCAGCTCTTTGCTGTTCGTTCAGCTGTCCTAGAACAGTAGTTAGATTATTAATACTCTTACTCTTAATACTCTCTCTACTATCTGTGTTCTCTGTGTTCGGGGACACTCCTGAGTGTCCTATAGGTTGCCTATGGAGTGAGTTATCCACAGGCTGCGGTGTCCTATGCTGAGGCTCCTCATTGGACACTGTAGGGTGTCCTATGGAGCGCCTCCTGGTGGCCTTGGCGTTGGCCTCCTTGATGGCTTGCACGGTGCGGGTCTGGCCGGTCTTCGGCATGGTGTACTCCTTCTTCGGGTTGGGGTTCTTCAGGGCCTGGGCGACCAGCTGCGCGATGCGGCGCTGGCCTTCGGGATCTGGTGTGTCTTGCATGGCTGGTGGCCTGGTGGGTTCCTGGGCTGAGGTGATGGCGATGGCTGTCTCTGCGTCCACGGTGGGGTCGAAGATCACCCGGATGGTGTTGGAGCGCTCGCCCCTGAACCCCTTCTTGACGATCTCGACGTAGCCCAGCCGGCGCAGCTGGGCCATCTGGTTAGTGATGGCCTGGCGGCTGATGCCCAGGTCGCTGGCCACCTTGGCCTGGCTCACCCAGGTCATGCCTGCCCGGTTGCAGTAGCTGCAGATGGCCGCCAGCACGCGTAGACCGCCGTCGGTCAGCTGCTTGTCGGCCACCGCTCGGAAGGGCAGCACGCACAGGGTGCGCTGGTCTGGCGGGGCTTCCTTCTCCCGCACCTTGGGGCGCTTGGGCAGCGCGAAGGGCACCACGGTGTCGGGCAGGGCGCTCATCTGCCCCCCAGCACAGGAAACCAGCGGCAGTCGTACACCCAGGACGCCTTGGCGTTGCCCTGGCTGTCCTCGGTGCGCTGCTGGTAGTGGTGCAGCTTGGCCCGGCCATTCTTGGCAGCTGCCTGCAGGTGGCCGATCTGGGCCACATGGACGGCCTGGTGCCACGGGAATCGAACGTCCAGCAGCACCATCATGCTGGGTTCCTTCTCGCCGTAGCGGCGCAGATCCTTGTCGTTGAGCGTGATGGCATAGCGCGGGTCAATCCCGTAGCGGTCAGCGGTGTTGAAGGGCGTGCGGATGGATTTCAGGTCTGCCGGGAAGACGGCGTACATATCGTGGGCATAGGGGTCGGTCAGCTTCGCCGGGTTGCGGAACACGGCGATGTTGCTGGCCCAGGTGTTGGCCAGGAAGGCCAGCTCCTGCTCGTCCCCGTACTGGCACCAGGCGGCCTTGTCTTGTAGGTCTGTCGGCTTGTTCATGGTCTGGCAAGGCGCTCATTCCTGGCGATGTCTCTCATGTGTGCGCGGATCCGCTCCTCGGCTCCCTTGCCGTACAGCTTGTCCATCCTGGCCAGGTGGCCGTCCACCAGGGCCTTGTCCTGGGTCAGCTCCCAGGTGGTCAGCAGCTCCCTGGCTGCCCCGCGCTCCAGCACCCGGCGCTCGGGCAGGGGGCCTGTGTGCTTCGGGTACCAGGGCTTCCATGGCCGCTTCATGGCCTAGCCTCCCGCTTGGCCTGCAGCTGCAGCTCCTTGGCCAGCACCTTGCGCCCGGTGTCCGTGATGACGCTGCCGGCGCTCACCAGGCCGCGGCGGCGCAGCGACCAGTAGGTGTTCCAGCTGCCGGGCACGTTGTTGGTCAGCTTGAACCGCCAGCCCATGGCGAAGTGCTTGAGCATGAAGACCTGATGGCAGGACAGGCTCATGGCCGGCGCCTCTCGATCCATGTCCAGCGCCTCCAGGTCATCACCTCGGCGCGAATCAGGTCATAGCGGCTCACGCCGGTGAACTGCTGCTGCACCTGGCGCAGACGCCGCAGCACCTTGGCCTCCATCTGGCGCACGCGCTCCTTGCCGACGCCCAGCTCCTGGCCCACGTCCTCCAGGGTGCAGTCCTCCAGCACCAGGCGCTGCAGCACCAGGCTGTACCGCTCATCCAGGCAGGCGGCCTCTAGGATCTTCTGCAGCAGCTCGCGCTGCTCGACCTGCTCCATGTCGTCCTGCAGCTCCCATGACCAGCGATGCCGGGGCAGCTCGGGCAGCTCCTCGTCCCGGCTGTACCAGATCCTCTTGACCTCGCTGGGCAGCGAGGCGGTCATCAGCTTGCCGTAGTGGGGCGATGCAAAGCCGGTCATGCGATGGCCCTCGCTCTCCTGGCGCGGATCTCCCTGGCCACGAAGTCCAGCGCCTTCTCCAGCTGCGCCACGGTGCAGGCATCCAGCTGGGCGTCATGGATCTCCATGCCCAGGTTCATGGCCGTCAGCTCCGGCCCCGTGAACAGGAAGCGGTTCTTGGCGATGCCCCGCCGGCCCATGGTCACGATGGCATCCTGCGCCGCGGTGATCTCGGCCCGGTACTCGGTGCCCAACTCGCAGGTGATGGCCAGGGCCTCGGCCACGTTCATGGCCGCGATCAGGATGTCGATGTCATCCCGGCTGCCGGTGCCGCCGACCATGCTGGCCAGGGCCTGGTGGTTCTTGATCTTCAGGGTCACGGCCTTGCCGGTGTGCTGCACCAGGCGAAAGCCCCCGAGGACATGGCCCACGGTGTCCTGGATCACGCCCTTGGGCCTGTACTTGCTGCGTTTACGCATCTTCAGTCCCCAGCAAAACCACAAGGGCGATGGCGATCAGCAGCAGGGGCAGGGCGAGCGCCAGGCCCAGGGCAAGGCCAGCCAGGAACCACATCATCGGCAAGCCCCCAGCAGGCCAAAGCCAGCCCTGACCACGGTGGTGCCCAGCCAGATGGCCGCGCCTGTTCCGGCCACCACCAGCACGAAGGCCGCCAGCTTCTCCCAGAAGGTTGGCTCATTCACAGCTGTCGCCCTCCGCTGTTGCCCTTGCTGCAGGGCCAGGTGACGCCCAAAGCAGCCCCGACAATCACGTCACCAGACAGGTGCCTGACCGAGGGTGCCTGCTCCAGGGCGATCTTGACCATGTCGTAGACCTGGCCGGCGGTGATGGTCGGGGATGGCGGGCAGTAGGCGATGCCGCGGGTGGCATCAGCTGCCCCGATGACGTAGCCCAGCGCGATGGCACGGTCGCCCTGGCCGCCGTTCATGCGCTCCAGCAGCTTGTTGCCGTCCCAGAACTCGGCCTGGGCGGCGCTGCAGATGGCCAGCAGGCTGGCCGTGATCAGGTGTTTCATTCGATCAACTCCTTCACCCGGACATCCAACCGCGGATCCAGGCTGTACTGCTTCTGCACCACCAGGCGCACCACCTGCTGGTCGTCGGCGTAGACCACGCCGTTGAGGGCGTCCAGCACCGCCTTGGCCACGTTGTCCAGGTCTGGCTTGCCGGGGATCTCCAGGCCCTCCTGGGCACGCTGCCGCCGGGCCTTCGTCCAGCTCTTGGGGATGCCATTGAAGACATCCACCCGCACGCTGACGGGCAGGGCGGTCGGAGGGCAGGGCATGGCCTCAGCTGCCCTGGTGGCGATGCGCCGCTCGTACTCGACGGTGGCCGCCGGGGTGTAGGTGCGCCCGGTCTTCAGGAACCGGGGCCGGCCCTTGCCCTTCGGCTCGCCAGGCACGGTGAAGGACAGCTCCAGCGTCACAGCAGGCCAGCCTTCCTGAGCGCCTCGAGGAACTGCTCGTAGCGGTCGGCGTTGTCTGGCCGCGGCTGCTGATCGGTGACCGACAGCGCCAGCTGGATCACCTCGACGGGCAGGTTCTGGCCCTCGCGGGCCATGTCCAGCACCCTGATGGCTTCTTGCTGCGTCATCGCACGCCCCGCAGCAGCACGTCCAGGCGCTGCGAGACATCGGCGTAGCGGTCGCGCAGCTGCTCGCGCACAGCCTCATCCACGATGCTGGCCAGGCTGCGGCGCTGGTCTTCAGCTGCACGGTCGAGGAGGGCGCGAGTGTCGGGCCGTAGCCTGACCACCAGCGGCTTGTTGGGTGAGGTCTTCATGGCGCTCCTGTATTCACGGTGACGGCGCGGATCATACTCTTGGCTGCTGTACTAGCCCAGAATCAGGAGCTTAGTTAGGGTTTGTCCCTAGAAAATAGCGTGGCTATTGGGTTGTGTACACCCTCCCGTTTTCGTTTATGATTGCGTCCAACGATGTCGCGGTGACATCGTGAACCACCGAGATACAGGAGTTCAGAGATGACCAAGCAAGAAGCCCTCGCCTGTGCAGAAGCAGCTCGCCACGCTGCCAAGCTCGCGCTGACCCGCCACGCGCTGTACGCCACCACCTTTGGCGGCAATGACAAGCTCACGCAAGCAGCCCTGCTGGAGCATGACGTTGCGATTGAGGCGCACAACAAGTGGATGGACGTTGCCTACCTCCACCCTAGCACCCGCCGCAGCCTGATCCGCAAGCAGTCCCTGCCTGCTTTCATGTTCGGCTACAAGCTGGAGGCCTGAACCATGGCCCCGCACACCGGCAAGTTCGTCGCGTACTACCGCGTCAGCACCGACAAGCAGGGCCAGAGCGGCCTGGGCCTGGACGCCCAGCGCGAGGCCGTCGCCCGCCACATTGGCCAGGCCGAGCTGGTCGCCGAGTTCACCGAGGTCGAGTCTGGCCGCAAGAACGACCGCGAGCAGCTGGCTCACGCCCTGAGCCTGGCCAAGCGTACAAAAGCCACCCTGGTGATCGCCAAGCTCGACCGCCTGGCCCGTAACGTCCACTTCATCTCCGGCCTGCTGGAAAGCTCTGTGCCCTTTGTCTGCGCCGATATGCCCGAGGCTGACCGCACCTTCCTGCAGATGATGGCCGTGTTCGCTGAGTGGGAGGCCCGCAAGATCTCCGAGCGCACCAAGGCAGCCCTGGCCCAGGTCAAGGCACAGGGCCGTCAGCTGGGCAGCCCCACCCCCGAGGTCGGCAGCGCCGCCGGCATCGCCAAGATCCAGGCCAAGGCAGACCGCTACGCAGAGCGCGTTGGCCCCCTGGTGCAGGACATCATCCGCAAGTCAGGGGCCAGCACCCTGCGCGACATCGCCGCAGCCCTGACCGCTCGCGGCATCGAAACCCCCAGGGGTAACACCACCTGGGCACCCAGCCAGGTGTCCAACCTGCTCAAACGCATCTAAGGAGAAACCAACCATGCAAAAGCCCGTCCCCTACAACACCGGCAAGGTCTTGATCGGATCACAGTACCAACCCCCAAGGCGAATCAACCTGAGCGCCACCGAGGAGCGCCTGCAGCAGGCGCTGCTGGGTGACCGGCCCAGCCTGGAGGATCGGGCCGAGCGCCTGTTCCTGCGCTGCCTGTACGTCATCGGCGCAGTCGCCCTGACCATCATCTGGTTCACCCGCTGAGGTCGGCAATGCAACACGCCGACATCGGACGGGTGATCCGTGACACCCAGCTCAATCTGTTCCAGGCCAGGGACGCTGTGTTCCTGGCCCGCTGCCGGCTACTAGCGGCTGAGGTCTGCCGCAAGCAGGGCACCGTTAGCATCAACGACATCCGCGCCGGCATCGAGCTGCCCGCGGAGATGCACCCGTCCGTCCTGGGCGCGGTGTTCAAGACCAAACAGTTCAAGGCCGTCGGCTACACCGAGGCCACCCATCCCCAGGCGCACGCCCGTGTCGTCCGGGTCTACCAGCTGACCAACCAAGAAGGAGAAACGAATGGTCAACAAAGTCACGCCTGACACGATGCTGTCTGCCAGCCGGCTGCCGTCGGTCATGGGCATCAGCCGCTACCGCACGCCCAACGATGAGCTGGAGGCCAGCATCCGCGCCCTGAAGGGCCTGGAGCGGGAGGACATCGGCAATGAGGCCATGGCCTGGGGCAACCTGATGGAGCCGATGATCCTCGAGGACGCGGCCCGCCGGCTCGAGCTGGTCGATCTGGTCATTGACCACCCCACCGCCAGGTTCCACGAAACCCTGCCGCTGTGCTGCAGCCTGGATGGCACGGGCGATGGCCACGGCCAGATCATCACCACCGACCCAACTGCCGGCATCTATGTCATTGGCCAGGACAGCATCCAGCTGGACGGCATCGGGGTGCTGGAGGCCAAGCTCACCTCCATGCCGCCCGAGGACGTGCCGCCCCTGTGGCGCGGCCCCATTCAGCTGCAGGCCCAGATGGACATCGTCCAGGCCAAGTGGGGCGCGGTGGCCACCCTCTACCGCGGCATCGAGCTGCGCGTCTTCCTGTTCGCGCCGCACCAGGCCACGGTCAAAAAAATTGCAGAGGTCACCATGGACTTCCAGCGTCGGCTGGATGCCTGGCAGGACACCGGCACGGTGGACTACTACCCGCCCGCCGATGATGAGAAGTGGCCAGACGCCCGCGGCCCGTTCCCGGTGAGCGCGGAGCCGGCTGTGCTGGATGACAGCTGCGCCGAGCTGGCCGCCAAGATCCTGGCCAAGCGCAAGGAGATCAAGACCATCGAGGACAAGGTCGCCGAGGATGAGGAGAAGCTCAAGAAGCTGCTGGGCGCAGCCGAGATGGGCATCGCCGGCCAGTACCAGATCAGCCGGCCCACCCGCCACTACAAGGCCCAGCCCGCCAAGATGGTGCCGGCCAAGGACGCCTACACCATCCGGCAGTCCACCCTGACCATCAAGGAGGTCAAGGCATGAGCGACCCCATGGATGTCAGCCCCCTCATGGAGGCACACAACCGGGCGCTGGTGGCTCTGCTCAACAGCACCGACATGACCGAGCAGGAAGCCGATGAGGTCATCACCTCCGTGGTCGCCCTGGTTTTCGAGACTCTCAAGCAATACCTACCCGGAGAAGACGTATGCAATTGACCACCACCAACCAGCGCGGCTTCGCCCCCGCCACCATCACCGAGGCCATCCAGTTCAGCGAGATGCTGGCGAAGTCGGCCATGGTTCCCAAGCAGTACCAGGGCAAGCCCGAGGACATCATGGTCGCCGTGCAATGGGGCTATGAGATCGGCCTGGCCCCGCTGCAGGCGCTGCAGAACATCAGCGTCATCAACGGCAAGCCCTCGGTCTACGGAGATGCAGCCATGGCCCTGGTGCAAGCCAGCCCGGTCTGCGAAGGCGTCGAGGAGTACGTCGAAGGGGAAGGCACGCCCAACCCGGTGGCCGTGTGCGTGGCCAGCCGCAAGGGACGCAAGCCGGTGGTCGCCAGGTTCTCCGTCGAGGATGCCAAGCGGGCCGGCCTATGGGGCAAGCAGGGGCCGTGGCAGGCCTACCCCAAGCGGATGCTGCAGATGCGGGCCAGGGGCTTCGCCCTGCGCGATGCCTTCCCTGACGTTCTCAAGGGCCTGATCACCGCTGAGGAGGCCCAGGACTACCCGGCAGAGGACAAGCCCCGCCAGGCCCGCGACATCACGCCCAAGAACCCGCTGGACGCCCTGGCACCGGCAGCCCCAGCCCTGCCTGTCAGCGACCTGGTGGTGATGGAGCAGGCCATGGCCGACACCGTTGACCCGGAGCCGGTCGAGGTTGTTGAGACTGTTGCTGTAGAACAACAAATCACCGACGCGGTGACGGCAGCGCCGCCCGAGCCGGTAGAGGTGATCGGGTTTGCCCTGCGGGTGCCTGGCAAGGAGGCCCCGTTCAGCGTCCACCAGACCATCGACGCATGGGCCGACGCCTACGAAGACCTGGCCGAGAAGACCTGCAAGGCAGCCAAGGTGCCGGCGCGTGATCGCATGACCAAGCTGCGCGAGCTGAAGGAGGCCAATGAGGAAATGCTCAAGAGGGTGGACGCGCCCAAGAAGGTGCGCCACATCGCGGCCTACCAGCAGCGGCTGCGCTCCCTGGGGGCAAGCCAATGACCCCCTTGTTCAAGGGCCTGGCCGTGATCCTGACGGCCATGGGCCTGTGGTTCCTGAGCCTGGTGATCCTGGGCCTGATCGCCAGGGTGACCTACCTGGGGGTGCTGACAGGCTGGCGGCTGATCTAGTCGTCGGACAGTAGCAGCGCCCGCTCGGCCTCGCGTCTCTTGACCAGGCCGGGCAGCACCTTGCCCCCGCCCTTTGTCCAATCCATCAGCGCCTCGCCAGCGCCCGGCCAATCCCCGCGGTTGGCACGCATACGGATCTGGCTGCGCTGCAGGTTGCCTAGCCCAGCATTGAAGGCAAAGCTGACCAGAGCGTCAAAGCTGCCTTGCCGGCCAGCAACGCCGGGAACAAGTCGTAGAACACCGCGTTCAAAGCTGCTGACATCAGTTGCGAATAGCTCGTTGATCTCGTCCTTAGTCCAGACACGGTTGTCTCCTTCAGCGAGCGGGAACTCCTTTCGGATCATCCCGGCATAGCCTTCCTTCTTGACCATGGGCAGACGGATCTGCTCCTGGTACAGCACATGGCCGTAGCCAATCGTCCAGATGTGGGCAGGGCACAGGTAGGGCCGGTTGCGGCAGCCCTCGTACCTGTGCATCAGCTCCGCGCCGGCGTGGCTGAGTTTCACTTCTTGAACCCGCGGCTGCCGAACCAGAACCCGATGATGCCGCCCAGCATGGCCATCTCGTCGGAGCTGAAGATCAGCTCGCTGTACTTGATGACATCGTCGATGCTCTTGATCAGCTCGGGGTGGTTCCACAGGTAGAAGGCCAGGAACCCGTTGATGGCCATCAGCTCCAGCACAAACAGGTAGGTGATGGTCGGGCGCACCGTGCCGATGTAGTTGGCCACCCACTTGCTGGCCTTCTCTAGCACTTTCTTGTCATGCTCCTGAGCGCCTTGCGTCATGGCCGCCTCGGTCTGCATGGCGATCTGGTCGGAGCGGATCTCCTCGACCTTTGCCTGGGCAGCAAAGCCCTGGGCCGCCAGCTGCAGCTCGCGCTCGGACTGCACGCGGGCCAGCTCCAGCTCATGCTTGTGGTCTTGTTTGGCCTGGAAGTAATCCAGGAGCTTGGGCAGGCCGCCGAGCAGGATGCCGCCGAGGGTTGAGAGTAGAGAGAGCATCAGATCACCATTGCATAAACAAGCAGCGCGGCACCGCCCACGCCAACCACCACGCTGCCGTAAAGCAGCGGCATCATCACAGCCAGTATTGCGGCGCTGGACAGGACGATGGCGAGCTGCAGGGCCATGCCTGCATAGGAGAACCAGGGGCTTCTGTTCTTGGCGACATCGCGGTCAGCCTCGGCACGCTTGGCCTTCTCGCTGATCTCCTCCATGTCGGCCTTCTGTCTGGCGGCCTTGTCCGCTTTGCCGGCCTCCTCGTAGATGACCGAGCGGATGTTCTTGGCCTGGTACCAGGCCCACAGGTTGTTGGACTCGATGGTCTTGTTCAGCACCCGGCTGGAGTTGCTGCCGCCGAAGTAGCCGTTGATGGCCAGCAGCAGGGCGAACAGGGAGATGGTGATGGCAGCCCAGGCCTTGACGTAGGCCTCGCGCTCGGAGCGGCTGGAGGTGGGGGTGGGTCTTGCAGGGAAGTTCATAGTCCTAGCTTGTTCAGAATCGCTGCGACGATCTTGTCTCCGATCTCTTGGGGCAGCACCTTGAGGATGTCGAGGAAGACCCACACGCCACCCAAGTAGCAGCACAGGCGCAGCCACTTGTCGAAGCCATCTCGGGCTTCTTTCCAGGGGTCGTTGTCGTCGGGCATCTCATACCGACATCAAGAACTTGACCAGTAGCCAGCCGCCGCTGCTGACGATGACCACGGCGATCACGATGCCGATGGCCAGCTCGCGGAACTCCTGCTGCTGGCGCTTGCGCCTGGCCTCGACAGCCTTCTCATGCTCGGCCTCGGCCCGGTCTGCAGCATCCATCTCGGCCACCCGCTGCATGATCTGCTGCCAGACATCCATGTTGTTGGAGCTGAAGAACAGACCCTTGAGCTGGTTCTCAAAGTCCTTCTGGGCCTTGATGGCCATCTCGATCTGGACAGCAGCGCCCAGGTTGGAGCCGCCCTTCTTCTTGGCCTGGCGTGCTGCCTGCACGGCGGTGTGCTTGGCCTCAAAGTAATTGCCAAGCAGCGGCCCCAGGCTGGCCACGTTGTCGGTAGTGCTTGCCGCCATCTTGACCATCTTCACGGCCTTGTTCACAGCAGCCAAGGCGTCCATCGGGTCAATCAGCGGCAGCATCTTCAGCCTCCTTTTAGATGGCCGGCGACCCAGGCCACAGCAGCACCGACCGAGCTGGCGATGGTCATGCCCATCCAGAACCCGCCCTTGCTCTTGTTGGCAAGCTCAAGCAGCTCTGCGATCTGGCCTTCCATCTTGTCAATCTTCTTGTCCATGTTCTGCACGCGCTCCCACAGCACGCCATAGCGAACAGGATCAATCTCTCCGTGTTCCATCTCTCAAGTCCTCCTTACGGATTCTGTACAGGATCATCCGCAGGCAGCGGCTGGTTGCCCTGCGCCAGCCACGCGAGGTACTGCTGGTAGTCCGTGTTCGCTTCATCGAAGGGGATCATTGCAAGGTCGGCGATGCGCTTTACGAACGATGCGGTGACACCACCTGGCCCAAGAAGGTTAACAAGCTGATACATGATCAAAGCTCCGCATTTGCTGCATAGTGAAAGTAATAGACGTTACCGCTAATAGCGGAGCCGGTTGGATTCGTCCCCGCTCCCAATTGCTTTGTGTTACCAGCCCCGATTGAGTAAGTAACATTCGCCTGCGTTGCTTCTGACCAAGCCTGTCCTGCAGTACCGTTGTTTGGAGTCCAGACCGACACAGTAGGAGCCGCCCTCATCGGGACAGGGAATCGGTACATCGTTGCTTGAGAGGTGCCGCTGTTGACGACAGTTGAAACCACGCCTTCAAAGTAAGAGGCGCCGCCCTTGCTTGGCAGAGTGTTTATCTCCACGTTCGTGTGGTAGTAGCGAGAGCAGAGCTGCTGCTCTTGGGTTAGCGACCTGAAGTCGAACGGCGTGGCCGCCGATCCCTTCTCAAGCTGGACGCCGGTGATGTAGAAGGTGGCTCCGTTGGTGCCGACCACGCTAACTGCGCCTGTAGCCGCCGTATAAGTTGCAGCAGCCCAAGACCCAGCAGGGCCGCTGAAGGTACTGCCAGCGCCAAGACTGAATCCAACACGAATACCAATCCCGCTGTCAGTCAACCAAGTGCCAGATGTATCGCCAGCAATGGTGACTGATTTTTGCTCCCAAGTATTTGCTGCGCTTATTGTGTAAGTGAATGGGTAGGATCGGTTGACCGCGCTATTCAACAGTGCGCCGCTGAAAGTGCCAGTCAGTGAAGAACGAACCCAAAACGACAATGTGACCGACTGTGCGCCAGCAGCGCCCCAGCCCAAGTCCGAAGCGTTAAATCCTTCAATGTACTGAGACACACGGAACAAATCGCCAGAAACAACCGAATAAGCGGAAAGTGAAGTAACCAACAATGAGTTGGTAAATCCAGCAGGTGCAACAGTGCTTCTCTGAACACTAAATTTAGAAGCCTGAGTCAAACCAGCATTCCAACGATCAACAGTGTACTGTGCATCGGTAGGCGTCACACTCGCCCCAGCATTCCTCTGGTCAATCCGCATATCTCCGTTCAGAAGCCGATTGATGAACCCGAACTGGTTGGTGCTGGCCAGGAAGGTAGCGCGGCTGCTGGTCATGCCGGCCAGCGTGGTCAACTCCGAATCAAGACCCTGCTTGCCGGCCAGGCTGGTGTCCACCTCAGCCTTGGTGTAGGTGTCGGCCACCGTGAAGCTCTTGAAGGCGACGATGTCCAGCACATCATTGAGCGCAGCAGCAGATGCCAGCACGATGCTCGTACCGTTGGTGGCGGTGTACTCGCTGGTGTCCAGCACCACACCGTTGCGCGACACCACGATGTTGCCGCTGGTGTAGCTCAGGGTCAGCGCGTTGGAGTCCGCGCCGCTGAAGGTGGTCTGGCCAGAGGTCGCCACATAGCGGTAGCGGGTCATGGCCGAGGTGCCGGCTGCGGTGGCCGCGATCCAGTTGGCACCGTCGTAGACTTTCATGGTCTGCGTGGTGGTGTTGTAGTACAGCGCCCCGGTCACCAGCGCGTTGCCGTCGTTGTCCACCGTGGGGTCGCTGGCCTTGCTGCCCAGGTAGCGGTCATCGAATGAGTCGAGCGCCGAGGCGGCAGACGCGGCAGAGGCAGCCGCGTTGGTTTCGCTGGTAGCTGCGGCGCTGGCGCTGTTGGAAGCAGCCGTTGCGCTGTTGGCAGCGTTGGTCGCGCTGGTCGCTGCGTTGCCTGCCTGGGTGGTGGCGATGCCGGCCTGAGTCGTCGCGGTGCTGGCGCTGGAGCTGGCGCTGGTCGCGCTGTTGGCCGCATTGGTGGCAGACGTGGATGCGTTGCTCGCGCTGGTCGAGGCCGCGCTGGCAGAGCTTGCTGCGTTGGTCGCAGAGGTGCTGGCCGCGCTCGCGCTGTTGCTGGCGTTCGTGGCCGAGGTGGCCGCTGCCGAGGCGCTGTTGCTGGCATTGGTCGCCTGCGTGCTGGCGGTGCTGGCCGATGAGGCAGCTGCGGTCGCAGAGTTGGCAGCATTGGTGGCCGAGGTGCTGGCGTTCGACGCCTGGGTGCTGGCTGTCGAGGCAGAGCTGGCCGCGTTCGTTGCCGAGGTCGAGGCGTTGCTGGCGCTGGTGGCAGCCGCCGAGGCCGACGAAGCTGCAGCGGAGGCCGATGCGGTGGCGCTGGCGTTGTCAACGATCAGATCCCACTTGGCCGCATCAGCGTTGGTGCTGATCGGGGTGGTGCCGGTCGAGGTGTGCGAGGTGTTGGCGTAGTAGACGTTGCCGTTGCTGGTGTCCTTGACGATGTCGCGCTTGTTGTACGCCACACCAGAGGCCCAGTTGCCGCGGTTGTCACCGATCACCTCGCCCGTGGTCGGGTCACCGTTGGCGTCGAATGCCAGCGTCTTGTTGGCCCGCACCGATGCGCGGGGCAGGGTCATGTCGATGCTGGTCGGATCCGTCTGCGGGGCCTTGAGCGCACGGTCAGTAGCTTCTGCGTTCTGCTGCGCGAAGATCGTCAGCGAGTCCAGCTCGGTGTTGAGCGTGTTGGCGAAGAAGTCGCCGCCGGTCACGAAGTCGGTGGTGCGCTGGATGGTGCGGTTGCCGACGATGGCGATCTGAGTCGCGCCCGTTGGCGTGGCCACCAGGGTGACGTAGCCGGTGCCGTTGCTGTTGATGGTGACGGTGTAGTCCGTCGTCAGCGTCAGCAGCGTGTCGTCCCGGTAGACAGCGATGTCACTCGCCGCCAGGATCTCAAAGGTGAAGTTGTACGGGCCGGTGCCGCTGGCAGCCAGCACCACACGGCGCGTGACGTTTGAAATTGGGACGCCCATGGCTCAATCCTTCCTGTTGAAAATTGTACGGTCAGCGGTCGTAAATGCCCACCCTCGGGCGGCGGTTTGCGGCCATCTCGATACGCCGCTGGACAGCCCCCGAGAACGGGCTGTTCTGCAGCAGCTCGCCCTGGGCGGCCTTGGTGTAGGTGCCGTACAGCTCGCGCATATTGCTCTGCTGGGTGGCCTTGTCCACGCTCAAGAAAGCGGGGCTGTTGGCCATCTCCACGATGGCCTGGGGTAGCGTGCGGCCTGCGCCGTCCGTGACCTTGCCCAGGCGCTCCATCATCCAGGCGTATTCCTCGGGCTCCAGCTTTACCCTGACATCGGACACCTGGACGTTGGCGTCCGGCTTCTTGACGGACATCCCCAGGGTGATCATCACCTTGTCAGCCGGGCGCTGCTTGGCGTAGCTAAAGCGGATGCCGGTGGTGCTGGCCAGCCAGGGATTGGCCGGGTCAACGTCGGTCATCTGCTCGCCCAGGTAGTCGTACTGCGGGGGCAAGTTCTCGGACAAGAACGGGGTCTTGGCCAGCACCTTGTTGAAGCCCTCGTAGAAACCCTTAATCACCGTCGGCAGCTCCGGGGAATCGGAGGTCATCCGCTTGGTGTTGTCCACGCCGCGCTCGATCATGGCCCTGGCGCTGGAGAACACGCCGACCGGGGAGCCCTCCACCGTGTACTGCACCGCGGTCGAGGCCAGCTGATCCAGGGCAGCGCGGAAGGCCTGCTTGGGGTTGGGGATGGATTGGCTGAAGGCCCCGGCAATCGAGCTGATGGAGGTCAGGAACGGTTGCTGGCCGACGTAGTTGTACAGGCCCCAGGTCGCGCCAAGCACCCATTGGCCCACCGCGTCCTCGTTGTCCTCGTAGCGCCCGTATTCGACCGCGTCGGCCATCATGGCCAGCGGGCCGGCAATGGGGTCGATGCCGCGGAAGGGCACATACAGCTTGCCGTCCTTGCCGATGCTGGGGTCGAGGTTCTTACCCTTGAGGTATTCCACGAACTCGGCATCCCACTCCTTGTCGGTAAACACAAAGGAGTACGGACGCCAGCCGCTGTCGAGGTAGATCTTCCGCAGGTTCTGGTCGCCGGGCCCGCCGCCGGTGATCCGGCCATCGGCCACATAGCTGCCGACGCCCAGCATCAGCATCGAGCCCATGCCCCACTTGGCCATGGCCAGCTCGCGCTTGGCACCGCCGGCAGCGAAGTCGGCCCGCCATTGAGAGGACAGCGGAGCGATCATGCTGTGCTGCATGGACTCGCTGGTCACCCAGATCGGGGTCTTCACGAAGGGCAGGGTGATGCGGCCCACCAGGTTGTCCTGGGCGAGCTGCTGGATCTGCGCCGATGCGCCCGTCAGCTTGCGGCTGAAGGTGATCATCTGGGCGAAGTCGGTGGCCGCCTCCTCGATGTTGGCCGGCGGGTCGCTCAGGATCTCGGCCATGCGGTTCAGGCCGATCAGCTCGGCCTCGTCCGCGGACTTGCCGGCCTCCAGGGCTGCACGGCGGGCCTGGGCCTGGGCGCGGTAGGCCTGGGCATACAGTTCGGCCCGGAAGCCCATGGTCTTGAAGACCTCGTCCATGGCCATGATGGGCCGGCCACCGAGCAGGGTCACGAAGTTGGCGTAGCCGTTGATGCCCTTGACCAGCGTCTCGTTCTCGATGCCGTAGTTGCGGGCGTCGAAGATCTGGTACTGGCCCTCCAGCTTCTGGCCGGCATCGCTGATCAGATCCAGGCCCTCGCGCATCTCACGGGTGGTGCCGGTCTTCAGGGCCGTGAAGCCCAGGCTCAGGCCCTCGCGGAAGGAGCTGATCATGCCGGCCAGCATCGCGCCTGCCTCGCCCATCTCGACCTCGCCGCCCAGGCCCATGGCCCGCTTGCCGCTGCCGATAGCCCCGGCCAGGGCGCGGGTGGCCACGGTGCTGGCCAGGAATGTAGCGTTGCTGGTCAGGTTCACCATGTGCGTGCCGGTGGCCGACAGCAGGCCGTTCTTCCAGGTGCGATCCCACAGGTCTGGGATCAGGCCCACCTTGCTCACCTTGTTGAGCAGGCCCTCGCGGGCACCGTCCTCGGTGAGCTGCACGAACTTCTCGACCAGCACCTTGAGGTTGGGGGCCACCTGGGGGTTGGCCAGCATGGCCTTCATCTCGGCATCGCTGACCGCCGGGATCTTGATCTGCAGCTGGCCCAGCACCTGGTCGGCCATGCCCTCGGTCATCTGCATCCGACCGGCAGCAGTACCCTGAGCGCCGCGGGTGCCCACCAGCTTGTAGGTTTCAAACAGCGCGTTCTGGCGGCTCAGGAGGTACAGCATCCTGGCCTGCAGCTCGGCATCGTCCGGCTTGAGGTAGGCCTGCCGGGCGACATCGTAGAACTCCCTGCTGTTGGCGTAGCTGGCCAGGCGCAGGCGCACCAGATCCTGGGGCAGCTCGCCGTACTTGGCGCGGATTGCCTCCAGGTCGCCCAGCACCTCGGTGCCCAGGCCCTTCTTCTTCACATCGGCCAGCAGGGCCTCCCAGGTCATGCGCTGGGTGGTCACCCCGGTGGAGTTGACCAGGGCGTCCACCGTCGCCTTGAAGTCCTCGGGGCCGTCGATGCGGTTGAGGTTCATCAGCGTGGTCGGCGGGGTGCCAGCCGTCGCTGCGGTGTCGATGGTCTGCTCGATCTGGGTCAGCTGGCCCTGCAGCCTCTCGACCTGGCCGGTGACTGCGTCGGCACGGGGGGTGGCCGTCGGGGGCGCTGCGGGGGCTGCAGCAGGCGGCGTGACCGTCGGGGCACCTGCGGGCGGCTTTGCCGTCGGGATCGCGCCTGCGGCCTCCTGGGCGGCTTCCCGGCCCCTTTTGGCGGCCTGGCCCTCGCGCACCATCTTGCCGCCAGACTTGAGCAGGTCAATGATCGGCCCGAGCTGGGCGACCTGCACGCTGTCATCGGCGGTGGTCACCACCTGGCTGTCACCCACATCAGCCATGTCCGTGTTGGCGGGCGGGGCCGCATCCGACGGCACGGCATCGGACAGCATCCCAGACAGACGCTGATCAAGGGGTTGATTGGGGACGGCCATTATTCAACCCCTCCTGATGGGTTTTGTACTTTCGCTTTCTCCGCTGAGGCTTGCTCCCTCTGCTTTCGCAGGGTGTCTAGGCGCTTGGCGTTTCGTTCGTTGAGACGTTGCGTAGCGCCTGGATCAAGCGTGCCTGCTTGGCCGCCAGCTCGGGGTTTTTTGCCTCCTGCTGCGCCATCAGCTGCTCCAGTAGCTTCGCGGAGTCGGGTGAGCTGGTCTGCATACCCGGCTTGCTCAAGGATTGGTTGGAATCTTGCGTCATAGAACAGAGTCCTGAAGTCAGGGGTGGATGCGATCAGTTGTTCGGTGATTGCATTGTCGCGGATCAGCTGAACCGCGCTGCGGCTTTCGCCAGCACTACCGGCGGTTTCGTACAGCGTCTTCGCCCAAGACCAGATTGTCTCCTGAACTTCCGCGGGCGTCCATGTCTCGCCGGTCACCTTGGTCAGGTAGGCGGCGGTATCCCGCACCCTGGCATTCATCGCCAGGTAGCCGGGCCCCTTGCCGGGGTCACCGCCCTTGGTCAGGCTGCCGCTGAAGATCTTCTGATCAACCAGGGAGAAAGCCGCCATCCAGGCATCGTTGGTAACTTCGTCCACGTTGCCCTGCAGGTTCAACATGAAGCTGTTTACCTTCGGCCCAGACAGTACAACTTTGCTAGGATCTTCCGACGACAGGGCCCGCACGCTGTTGTTGATCCAGGCGTCCAGCACCGACTCCTCGCCCTTGTTGCCCTGGACGCTGTCGCCCATCACCTTGATGATGGCATCGCGGTCGGTCGGGCGGCCGGCTGCCGTCCAGTTCTTCCAGACCTGCAGCGCGTTGAACAGGTTGGACTCGACGCTGGTCTGCGGGCTGGTGGCCGACAGCAGCGCGGCAAAGCGGGGCGCGTCAGGGCCGAACACCTGCAGGATGGCCTGGGCGCTTCCCTCGTACCAGCCCTTCTTGGCCTTGCCACCGATGGCCGCCGCGGCGAACTCTTTGGTCGTCGGCAGCTCGGACAAGATGGTCACGAACTTCTGCGCCGTGTCTGAGCGGAACTTCGCCTGCTCTTCGGGGGTGAGGTTCTTGATCGCCTTCTGCAGCACCGCGGCCTGGTCAGCCGGGATCTTGATCTCGCGGCCAGCAACCTTGACCGGCATCAGCAGGGCATCTTCGGGGTTGCCTACCGGCTTGATGCTCAGGCCGACCGGCACGTTCTCCGTAGCCTTCAGCAAAGCCTTGCCACCTTGCACGGCAAGTTGACCACCCTTGACCAGGGCCACCGGGTCGCCCACAAGCTCGCCCACGAACTGACCAGCGCCAGCTGCCGTCTCGCGCTGCTGGGGCGTGAGTCCCATGCCAGGTGTGCCAGGCGGCACAGCTGCCGGCAGCGGCGGCAGGGTGATCTGCGTGCCGGGGATGGTGTAGCCGTTCTTGAGCAGATCCTCGCTGGACGGCAGCACCGAAGACTCCTCCAGCGACTGCGCGGCCCGGCCAAACTTGTCCAGCACGCCGCCGCCCTGGTTGTCGGTGGCCAGCCGGTAGATGAACCGGCCCAGCTTCTCAACGTCACCAGGAAGGCCGAGCGCCGCCCCGGTGAATCCTCGCGCAGCACCTGCAGCGAAGTCGGGTGCGCCCTGCACCATGCGCTGGCCGATGTCGCTGTTGTTCTCCGGCCTACGCCGGCCTGCGCCAGGGAACACGCCGAAGGCAGCACCACCGGGCCCGGTCACACCAGGGCCAGCCTGCGCCACCTGGTAGGGCTCAAAGGGCATCTCGCCCTCTGCCGGCGGCTCCGGCTCGGGCTCCATCCGGGGGTAGTTGACGTTGGTGTACTGGTCAACCAGCTGCTGCTCTAGTTTGCTCAGGGCCATGCTTACCTCGCCACTTCACGCAAGATCTGGATGCGCTTGCGAACATAGTCCGCTTGGTCATCCTTGGCGGTGATCTTCAGAATGCCCTGCTTGACCAGGGCATCCACATCGGTGTTCTCGTCAATCACGAAGCCCTGCTGTACGCGCTTCTTGGAGACAAGCTCGGTCACGAAGTTGTTCAGCTCGTTACGCGCCCGCGCCTTCGTAGCATCAGCACGGTCGGTGTCGTTGTAGTTCTGCGCGGCCTCGCGGGCCAGCTGCGAATACGGGATGGCCACACCGGGGTTTGACTTGCGGAAGGCTTCAATCTTGTCCTTCCAGATGCCCACCAGCTTGTCGCCCTTGGCGATCTTGTGTTCGTCGTCCTTGCTGGCGAACACGCTCTGGACATCGGGCACGCCGGCCACGCGGTTGAGGAACTTGCGGGCCTCAGCCTGATCCCTGTCGAAGCCCTGGCGCAGCTGGCTGTTCAGGCGCAGGTACTGCTCACCGCTCAAACCAGCACGGGCAGACAGGCGCTTCAGCTCCTCGGGCTCGGTGATCTCGCCCAGCATGATCTTGTTCTCAAGTGCGCCGACCACATACCCGTCCGCGGCCTTGGCCTTGGGGTCGAGGAACTTCTCCAGCTGCTCGATGGACAGGATGCGAAGACCTGCCAGCTCGTTGGCGATTGCTGTCTTGCGACTTGTCGGCGTGTTGGGCCGGTAGTATTCGATCAGCAGGTCGTTGCCCTTGTTCTCCCGGTTGGTCTTGTCCAGCTTCGCAGCGTCATCGCGCAGCCGGATATGGTTCCCGACGTACTCCATGAACTGCTTCTCGATCTGCTGGATCGCGGCATCATCCTTGCCGGGGCCCTCCAAAAAAGACTTGAGCAGCGCAGAGTGCGTACCCAGCTCGCCCTTGCGGATGCGGTCAAGCACGGCCATGGGGTTGGTGTTGGCGTTCTCCGGGGTATTGAGCTTGCTGGCGATCACGCCGATCTTGGCGTTCTTGATCGCCTCGCGTGCCTGCTGGCTATATTGCGACTGCAGGGCGGGGCTGCTCAAGGTCTGCGCGTAACGGTTGATGTCGGCCAGGAAGGTCGGCGCATGAACCAGGTCGAAGTTGGCCGGGTCGGCATTGGCTGCGGACTGCAGAAGATCGCGGCGGTTTCGGAATGTCTCATCCACCTTGATGAGCGCCTGCTCCTGGGCCCGCTTGATATGCGCCTGTACGGCATCACGGTAGACCGCATTGCCGCTGGTAGCCATCGAGGCGCGAAACTTGTAGGCAGCGTCCGGGTCGATCTTGGCCAGCGTGCGACCGAGCCCCTCGGTCATGGTGTTGATCTTGGTGAGGATCTGATCCGGGGTGACATCGCCGAGCTTGACCAGCTCCAGCAGCCGCACCAGCTCCTGACTGCCTTCCATCTCAAAGGCTTGAGACAGCTGCAGGGCGCGGGACTTTCGGACGGCCTGCTGGAACACGCTGACCGGGTTGGCACCCAGATCCAGATCGTCCAGCCTGCCATTCTTGGCGGCCTCGATCTGGTCAGGCGTGGGCGGGTTCTCGGCAGCGAACTGCAAGCCTTCCTTCTCCCGCTGCCTGAATGAATCCTGGAACAGGTTGGCGCTCATGCGGTCGAGCGCCTCAGCGATCTGGCCAGCCCCCTGTGCAGCGACACGCGGCCCCACAAAGTTGACCTCCCCCACACCCACGCGCTGCATGGGGGAGGAGCCGGGGCCGCGGATGTCTACACGGCCAGATTCAATGCGCCCAGTTGCCATCTATTAATCCTCTCTGCCGTAGCGCCGCCAGTTGGCGAGCGGATCCTGCGGCCCGTAGTAGGCTGCCCTGAATTCACGATCCTTCGCCCGCTGCGTCATCCCGACTTCTGCAAACGGGTCGGCCTTAGCCAGGTTCATCACGCCACGCGCCAGGGTGAAGTTGGCCAGCATCCCGCCCGCCTGGCGGGAAGCAGCTGCGGCCTGGTTGTACTGGCCGGACTGACGCTGGGCCTGGAACAGGTTGAGAGTGTTCTGCAGCTGCGTGGACTGAACCAGACCCATCGCATCCTCAAAGCCAAGCACACGGGCAGACAGGGCATTGAGGTCTGTGACATCAACATCGCGCATGGCTGCGGCCACGTTCTCCAGCTGAACGTCCTCAATCGAGCCGGAGCCCAGGGCCACGCCGCTGGCCGCCGCACGGGCACGCAAGGCAGCATTGGTCTGCCTCATGTTCCGCATCAGGGTGTTGCCGGCGATCTGCCAGTTGCGGGCGTCAGCTTCTGCCTTTTGCAGGATCCGGCCCGTCTGCACGGCGGCATAGGTTTCATCCAGGTCGGCACGCACCTCGGCCACGGCCAGAGTGTCGCGTGCCTGCAACAGGTAGCCTGTTTGCTGCTGGATGGCCGAGGCCCGCTGCATCTCCGAGGATGCGTAGGCATCCAGCATCCCGCCGATGGCCTGCGCGGATCCGAGTACTGGTGGTGTAGTTGCCATGGTTAGGTTCCTGCGTGGACTGCCACACGGTAATCAAGGCCCAGCAGCGTCATCTTCAGGGGCAGGTTCTGGGACACCTCGATGGCCTGCTCGCGGCTGTAGCCCAGCACGCCGTTGACGCGCTTGATGCCGGTGAAGGTAGGCTCGGGTGCATCCAGTAGCGGGTTGTCGAACAAGCGGAAAGCCACCGGCTGGTTGTTGACCAGCAGGTGCTGGGTGTCCTTGACCACCGCGTTGATCTCAACGATCCGCTTCTTGAAGCCCACCCGGTTGCCGGTCTGCAGCCTGATGTCCACGGGCATCGTCTTGACGTAGACCGTGATGGGCAGGCCCACCTCGTAGCTGGTAACGCTCTCGCGGTCGAAGGTCACGGCACCGCCGGCGCTGACAGTCTCGTTGCCCTGGGGCACGCCGTCGCAGATCACGTTCAGCGACTTGCCGATGTGCGGCAGGCCGGAACCCACGCCGCCGGCAGACCCGCCTGTGAAGGCGCAGTCTGTGTACAGGCTGTCGCTGAACAGCTCCACGAAGTACCTGTCCACGCTGTTGAAGGTGCGCTTGGTGACGCAGTAGATCTGGGTCACATCCACGCCGATGTCGATGAATCGGCCATCGGTGGTGAACTCGCTGGGGCTGGTGATCTGCTGCGAGCGCATCAGCGAGAAGACGGCCAGGGAGCCGTCTGCCTCGTTGGTCAGCATCAGCAGATCCGACTCATCGGTGCTGGCGGCCCGGCGCATGGCGATGCGCTGCGGGGTCTTGAGCAGATGGCCAGATAGCAGCGAGATGCGGTTGGTGACGTAGGTCGCCTGGGTGTCCGTGAAGATGAACTCGTTGAGCGACTTGCCCTGGCGCTGGATGTAGACCGAGCCGGACTCGAGGGTCAGCACCCTGGTGCCAGGCTTGATG